CCTTTTTGTAGTTTAGTTTCAGGGAACAATACATCAATATTTTCAATACCGTGTTTAATTGTAATACCTTCGTCTGATCCAAGTCCATTGTCAATAAGGACGCCTGCAAGTGATGATGCACGAGTATCGATTGCAGTTTGAATAAGTGTATCTACATCATTAGCGTAGAATGAGTTGTATTGGTCATATGATTGGAACGCGTTGTGTTTCATGAAATATTCTTCTCCTTCTTCAAAAGCATTATGCGCTACGCTAGCACCATCGCCAGCACCTTCACTACCTTCAGCACCTTCACCTTCTCCATGAGCTTCTGCTTCTGCATCAGCTTCTGCTTCAGCGTTTTCAATAGAACCTGCTTCAGCAATTACAGTGGATACAGCGTGCACTTGGTCATCACTCAAAGTTTCGAGAACTTCGTTATCTTCATCAGAAAGTGTTTCGAAACCATGTTGTAATCCTTTTAGGACAATTTCTGTTTGATCCTCGTTCAATGTGTCGAGTACATCACCAACAGTTTTAGACATAGTATTTTCTCCTTGATCTTTATGTTGTAAAATCGTATCTTCTAACCCAGTATAGATAATACCTGATGATTCATCAAATGAATCGCTACCATCATCTGAGTGTGTTAATTTGTGTTCAATCAAAGCACCCTTATTGGCACCTTTTAGAACTAGACTAACTTCATAGATTTCTCCATGAGTTACAAAATTACCATTCTTTTGAATGCGATGAGCCCCAATAGACATAGCCCATAGGTCACCGTGTGCAATAAGTTCTTTAGCATCTTGTCCATGTTCAGTATCATTTAGATACCCATATCCATAGACACCTTCGCTATTATTATGTAACAACATATGACCAATAACATTAGAGATGGAATTGTAATTATGGTTCCAAACCAATGGAACTTTCATACCATCATTACCTTTAAAGGCATTTTGTTGAATGATTACACCATCGCTACATTTAATGTCATTCTTTGTTACATAACCAGCAAAATCATAGTTTTGTGGTTTCATAAAATATTTCTACTCCTTCGTTTACTGCATATCACTACCGTAGTCATCAACTGGTGGCGGATATTCACCATTAGGATCCATTTGACCAGGAGACATAGTACCCCCATTTTGATTTCCGTCAGAAATATTACGATTATACAATTCGTTAGCTAATGGGTTTGGATGTGGTTTCATTCCAATGAAGCTACGAATCTCATTTGGTGTCATAATCGCATTACGAGAGAACAAATCAGCAGAAGATGCAAGTTGCTCAATTGGTAATAGACGGAATGGATCACGGTAGAATCTATAGACATGACCTTGGGTACGAGCAGTCTTAGTTAAGAAAGCTACGTTAAACGCATCGCTAATAGCTTGAAGACATGGATCGACAGCACGAGCATTATAAAGATTAATCTCTTGAGCGTTAGCTTCACCTGACAAGATTCTAGAAGTGATACCAACTTCGTTGTAGAAATCAGTCTTAAGTTTAATAACATCTTCTAAAACATTATTATTAATACCACCACCAGCGCTAATAAATTCTTCTTTATTTTCTAGGAAAGCAATACCATGTTTAGAAGAAGCCATTTGCTCTTCAATTGAAGCCATACGCTCTTTAGCTTGCGCATTTCGATATGTAGTACCAGTGCCATAAGGTAATTTAATAAAACCATTAAGTTTACCTAGAGTGGCATTGTTATCCAAATCGGTCATGAGTCTGACTTTGTTGTTTAAAAGATTTAGTGTGTAATTACTATTTTTAAATATGGTTAAGAAAGGAGACTCGATAATAGCTACATCACTTTTTGCAACAACAAGAGATTGCTCAGTACCTGTCCGGTCATTATAGCAGGACACCTTCACATGTCTAGGGAACCATTGTTCGATTCTACCAACACGGATAGAAAGAATATTACCTGCATTATCTTTATCGATAGGTACTGCTGCAACAACACCTTCATCAAGCATAGACCAGATTAAATCGAATAAAAAGCTACGACCTGTTTGGTCTATATTCGCTTGCAATGTCATACGATTATAGAATTCGGATTGAACAGGTTCCTGGTTACCATCGGCATCAATTATTTTTAAATGGTTGAAACTAACCATAGAAGCATCAATAGCGATTCGATTGATAACAGATTTGATAATGTCTGACTTATGAAATCCACCGTTACTAGCGTAGTGTGGTGAATAATATGTCGATGCTGTTGAGTAACCATAACTATTGTTCAATGCGAAACTGGAGTCTAGATTTGAAATATCAGAGAAGCTATTTATTGAATGTAAAATATCGCTACTCATTTTTACTCAAAAACCTCCTTATTTCTTGAGTAGGCAACCCACGCATCCATCATAGCAGCAACGTTATCGATTTTATCCTCACGACGCTCTTTAGATAGCTTGTAGTTACCATTATTATCTTGAAGAACCACACTATTCCCCATAGCGTATTTCATTAGTTCTTCATCAAAAATTAACTGTCTTGCAGTTGCTAATTGTTTTAATTCACCTAGGGGTACTGATTCTGTACGAGAGCCTTGACGTACGGTTTCAACACCGTATTCGCCGTTTTCCATAGTCCATCGTTCGACAAATGCGGCAGCATTATAAGGGTCAAACCCAAATGTTAGCACAGACCAATCATGTGCATAAATGTAGTCTCGTACATCCTCATAGATTTCTACCCAATCAAGGATAGTTCCTTGACATACAATAAGTGAACCTTCACGGATAAGTTCATCATAACGATTCTTCGTTGCAGTTGCAACTTTATTATATTTTACTTCCGAAATATATGAACGGGTTTTAACACCAAAGCGTTCATTGCCTAAAGGGAATACCCATGTAAATGCCCAGAAGTCATCACCTTGTGAAGCATCCATACCCATAGCACATGGTAAGTGGTCGAAGTTTTGTTTCGGATGTGTAATTGTCTCTTCATAAGTAAAGAAGAATGTAAATCCTTCAACAGGAATACCGAAACGCTTCGCTAAGATATCATTACGACTGATCGTGCTAACTTCCGCACGTTTAACATCACGCATATAAGTATCGTATGATACAGTAACACCAATATTAGGGCAGGCTTTCATCCACATTTCAGGCTGTCCAACTTCTTTAATATCATCTAGCTTATAGTACCAGATTGATGTGTGTGGGTCTTCAATTTCTCCACGTAAGATTTGTAGAAGTTCCATTTTGATAGAGTCACCGACTTTATCACGGACAGTACCTTCTGAGGATACAGCAAGAATAACGTAGTCGTCAACGCCACCTTTAGCGGCTGATTGTTCAAGGGCATCAATTACGTTCTCTTTAATATCACATGACAACCATTCATCTACAGTACAGTATTTTGATCGAGCTCCTTGAATAGCATCGATAGTCATAGGACGCATTTCCAATAATGAATTGGTAAGTTTATTTTCAATACCGCGTTTAGTTGTTGTGAGTTTTTGTTGAGACTCGTATGAACGAGATTTGTTACTACCTACTGTTAGAACTTGGAATAATGGACCACGAGCACGAGCAATTGCTGTTGATAACGGTTGAAGTATTTCCATGGCTTGGCGCATCGTAGGAGCTGTGGTAATTTGTTGAGTAGTAGATGTATCATTAACTAGACCATGCATTTGAATAGTGGATTCGTATAACGATTTTGAATTACCACGAGCAATAATCAGGAACTGACGATTTCGTAATCGTTTCTTTTTACGTCTAATAACACGACGACCTGTTTTTGGGTCAATAGTTTCTTCATCTGAATAATAATACCAAGCAAATAAATCCTCAGCCCACAGCTTGAATGTTGGTAACAAAGTTAAAGGCTCGCCAGTTGTTAGAGTCAACTCATTCTCACAGAAATCAATGTATCCTTGGATAGCATCCGGATCATAGTAATAGTTTGGGTTTTCTATGTCTCTATCTATACGGTTCATTTGCATAGATATTGTTTCTGGAACTGGGATTTCGCCTTTTAACACCGCTTCTCGGAAACGTCCATATTCTTGAGGTACTGCAGTATTACTTATTCTACTCATAGTATTTACCTCTATTTATCACTTACCGTAAATACGACGACGTTGCACTCGTTCACGTTTTTCGTTTATTTTCTTTTGAGGTTCTTGCGCATTAACATACTTAATAGTAGCTTTATTCCATTCACGAACATTATCTTTGAATTGCTTGTTAGCATATTTTGTTTTAGATTGTTTCTTAAGTGCTTGACGAAGTCGGGCTTCTACAGAGTTATCGCGACGTTTACCAGCTTTAGGGTTTACCATTGTTTCAATCTTAGTATGAGGGACATTTCTAGCATTCCGCAATTCTTTTTTGTACAAAACTCGTGTACGGGCATTATTCTCAGTGATATTGTATTTAGAATCGACTAGATTGGCCATACGCTTAACGTTTTTACCAGCTTGGTTAACGTAGCGTCCAGTAGAATTATACAGATTGGTAAACATTTCAGATACACGACGACCTGCGCGACGAGCTTGACGTACACGTTCTTTAGCTTCTTCAGTCCATTTACCACCATGTAATAATACATCTTCTGTATTATCAATAGCTTGAATTAAAATATCATCTCTCATGAGTTTATTTCTCCATATTTTCTTTTTCATTTACCACCGTTCATCTGCTTATAATATTGGTTATAAGCACCAGCAACCTTACGGGCAGTCTTAACACTTTTGCGCATTGCTTGAGCTCCAAGAACCGCATTTTGAAATGCCTCGAGTTGTTCTTTGGTTGCTTTATTTTTATCAGTAAAGAATTGAGATGAGTTAGGATCTTTAATAAGTTTTTCCAACTCAACATTAGCCGCGACCCCAGCAAGAGCGGCAAGACGCTTCCTGTTTCTAGCTTTCTTAGCAGCTACTGCTTCAGCCTCAGCTCTTTCTCTGGCTCTTTGTTGTGTATAAACTATATCTCTAAAATCGTTTTCAGCTTCAATTCGCTTAATTTGTTCTCGAATAGCAGACGTAGACATCTTATCGCGATGTTTATACATATCGATAAATCTCTGTTCACGTTTACGTTCGTTAATTTCAGTTAGTTTTTTCTTACTAACTTCTTCGACTTCGTTAACAGTTTTCTTAGATCCTTTACCGATTAAAGATTTTAGCTTACTACCGATACCATTAGACTTCCTAAGCGGAGAGTTTTTAAATCGATCATCTTGGTATGGACGAGCTCCACTTCCAAGCTTATAACGCCCAGAACGACCTTTGACACCGGCTTGAAGAAGCGTCTCTTTTAATTGGTTAGACATTTCGAAATTTCTCCTTCCAACCGAGCACGATATAAGGCTTCTTCAGCTTTCGATTCGAACATTGCTTGCACCGAAGATTGTGGAGGGTCGAACTCCAATTGGGTACGAAGATATACAAACATCTTAGCTGGAGCTTTATCGCCAGTGAAGTCGCTACCAAAGAAATCGTCCCAGGTAGCATCTTCATTTTCAAACAGATCAATGGTTTTACCTACCGAGTTCTGTTTTAGAGTAGCCAAAGCGTTGTTGATAGATAGCAAGATAGATGACTTGTAAACATCATCTTCGAGAATATCTTCGGATGTGCTCGGAATAAAATTAATAGTGTCTTTTAAAATACTATTAGCCATCATAATCTCCTTTACCATAATATCGTATCTCCCGGGGTACGCTCTATAATCCCTTGAGTATTCTTTTTAGAATAGTGAATAAGGTTGTGTGTATTAACAGATACAGATATTAAATTTTCAAGGTCAAATAATTTAGGACTCCTATTAAGGATATCCTCTTCAGTAAGAGGGTTAATATGGTGAACAATAATAAGTCCTTGAATTGGTAATTGTTGAACACCTAAATCATTTCCGAAGTCTCGAACAATAACATCTCGCCGCACATCTAGCCACTCAGGAGAGTGATAAAATTCATTAGACATATATCTAGGAGAACCATATTCAAAGTCGCAAAGTTTTAAGTATTCCAGTCTATCAGCATAGCCTTTATACTTTAACATTTCGGAGTATGTTCGAGTATAGTCATTCACCATTTTCATCATGGACACCGTTACCTGTATAGCCAGCGAACATTCGCATAGCTTCTTCATATTTTTCATTACCAAGTCTTTCGGAGTTAATCGCTTCAGTTTTAGCACTAAGTAATTTATTTTGAAGCTCAAGGTTTTCCATTTCCATTTTCTCTTTAGGTGAAGAACGTTTAAGCCAGAATACAATTTCAGCAGATGAAGCGGTTCCTTCTCTAAGACGACGCTCAGATAGTTCCATTGCTAAGGCTTGCATATACTCATCCCGGGCTCGTGGATCACGAGGTTTTGGCATAGCCTCTATTAGTTCACCTTCTAACGGCTCATCTCTTTTTACTAATTCTGACATACCATCATTCATCACAGATACCTACTTACTTTTGTTTTTATCAGTTTTCGGTTGTGATTTGACTTCTTCGACGAGATAAGGTTCGTTAAGAATGTAACCCTCGACTCCATCAGGAAGAGTAACTCTAATCCAACTTAAACCTTCAGGATTAAATCCTTCGAATTCGCGGTCGAACTCATACACTTCTAGGGATGGAGCATTTAGCGTATCAGCAGAACGTACGTTAACACCACCTGAAGCAACGACACGATATTTTGTAAGATTTTTATCCATGATTTGTCTCCTTTCATTATTGTATATGTGGACTTAGATATTTTTCTAAGCCACTATTGACCATTATACAGTAAGTTTGATACCTCTTTTTTTTCACTTTTTGGAGTAAAGTATTGTTATCATTTATTATTTTTTAAAGGAAAGTATATAGAGGAGATACTAGTGGTTAGCTAAGCCACGTCGTCAATTATTACTTTGTTATTTATTTCATTAATAAGGAGGCTAACTAAAACAACGAAAGGGTTATTAGGTAGCAAACTTTGTATAATGGCCCATAGTGACCTAGAAAAAATCCAAAAACGTTTTCCAAAAATTCCCAACGGGGTTATTTTGAA